TTCGACGACGACCCCTGGATTCTGAACACCCCAGCCGGTGTCGTGGACCTCAGAACCGGAGAAACCCAGCCGCACCACGCCGACTACATGTGTACGAAGATCACGACCGTATCGCCGGACTGGGATGCCCCGCACCCGAAGTGGGACGGCTTCCTTGAACGGATTACGGAAGGCGACAAGGACCTCATCCGCTACTTGCAGGAAGTGGCCGGAATGGCACTCGTGGGCAAGGTATACGAGGAAGGCGTGGTCATCTGCTACGGCCCTGGCGGCAACGGCAAGTCCACGCTGTTCGAAATCTGGAAGAGCGTGATGGGCAGCTACGCGCTGACCGTGCGCAACGAGTTGATCATGGGCAGCAAGAACGGCAACGAAGTGTCCGGTCAATCCCAGCTGCGCAAGATGAGGCTTGTCATTACCGGAGAGCTTGAGGCCGGACAGGCGATGAGCAATTCCATGGTCAAGCGGGTCACCAGCCGGGATGATATCCAGGCAGATATCAAGTTCTACGAGCCTGTGACCTTCACGCCCACGCACACGCTGGTGCTGCACACGAACCACCTGCCGAACTTGAAGAGCGTGGATGACGGCATCAGACGCCGACTCGCTATCGTGCCGATCCTCGCCAAGATAAGGCCCGAAGAGAAAGTCGCCGACTTCGCCGGAGAACTGCTAAAGACTGAGGCCGGTGCGGTGCTCGCCTGGATGATCGACGGCGCGAAAACCTTCTATAAGAACAACATGATGATCGAAAAGCCGGAAGCCGTGCGCAAGATGAGCGAAGAATACATGAAGGAAGCCGACGTGCTGGGCGTGTTCCTCTCAGAAACCTGCGACGTGGGCGGGAACCTGTCGGAGAACCAGGCGTCGCTCTGCCGTGCCTATGCGGACTGGATGGCCGGAAACGATCTCAAGCCGATGGGAAAGATCACCTTCCTGCGTGTGCTGCGGGAACGGGGATTTGAACAGAAGAAAACCCCAAAGGACCGACTCGTGCTCGGACTGAAGCTGAAGAGCGAGTTTGAAGAGGAACTGTAACACGCTCATCTGATGACGGAGTTGGCTGAAAATGGCGGACTTTTCTGAGAGATGGCTTAACATTCCTGCGTATTTTGCGGATTTTTGCTGATGGCGGAGTATGACGGAGTTTTCACTACTTTTTTGAAAAATGGATCAGCAGAAATGACGGAGTGGCGGAGTATGGCGGAGTTTTCAGCAACGTATTTAAACTGAAGCTGTAAAAAGAATGGCGGAGTGGCGCATTATGGCGGTTTTTTCCATTAAATATAAAAGTTAAAAAAAATTTAGAAAGCCCTATATAGAACTTTGGGAAAAATACGCCATAAACCGCCACTCCGCCATCAGGAGCCAGAACCCCCAAATCACCCGAATCACACAGGTATGTAAGACGGTGTGGAGGTGTGTAAGGGCGCGGGGGACGGGATAAGGCAGAAAGGAGGGAGGCCATTTTGCTTGAGAGCAGAGTGGAAGAGTGGCTGAAAGGCCAAACGGAAAAACACGGCGGAATGTATCTGAAGTTTGTGAGCCCCGGAAACATCGGTGTGCCGGACCGAATCATCCTGTATCAGGGCCGGACCTACTTCGTGGAGCTGAAGCAGGACCACGGCGTGCTGTCTGAAATCCAGAAGGCACAGATCAGACGGATGCTTCAGTGCGGTGCGCACGTCAGCGTCGTCTACGGTAAGCACGGCGCGGAGGAACTGGCGAAGCGGCTCTTCGGTGTCAAAATACCAGAGCGCGAACCCAAGACGACAGACGGTCTCGGTATCGAGGAATGGAGGTGATGCCAGTGAACTACCAGCCACACGAATATCAGCGGTACGCCCAGGAGCGCATAGAGCAGCAGGACGCCGTTGGACTGTTGCTGGAGATGTAGCCTGGGATTAGGTAAGACCGTAATCACCTTGTCCGCCATCCAGTCCTTGATGTACGACAGCTACGAGGTCAATAAGGTCCTGGTTATCGCCCCGTTGCGCGTCGCGCAGACTGTCTGGGACGCTGAAGCGGCGAAATGGGAGCACACCAGGCACCTGCGGTTCTCAAAGGTGCTTGGGACGGCCCAGGAACGCGTTTTAGCCCTGTCTAAGGATGCTGACGTGTATTTGGTCAACCGCGAGAACGTGCCGTGGATTTGCGGCTTTTACGCCAAGGAAAGGGTATGGCCGTTTGACATGGTCGTGATCGATGAGCTTTCCAGCTTTAAGAGCCGGAATGCCCAGCGGTTCAAGGCGCTTCGGAAGGTCAGGCCCATGATCAAGCGCATCGTAGGACTGACCGGCACACCGGCACCCAACGGACTGCTGGACCTGTGGCCGCAGATGTACCTTCTCGATCAGGGGCAAGCACTGTACCGGACGCTGACACAGTATCGGGATGAGTTCTTCACCCCCGGCAAACGAAACGGCCAGATTGTGTATGAATGGCGGCTGAAGCCCGGAGCAGAGGAGAGGATTTACCAGCGGCTGTCCGGTCTTGTGGTCAGCATGAAATCCCAGGATTACCTGCGGATGCCGGAGCGCATTGACAACGTCATCCGTGTGAAAATCCCACAGGAGGCGAAGGAGCAGTATGACCGGATGGAGCGGGATCTTGTCCTGCCTCTGAAAGACCAGACGATCACGGCCACGTCCGCTGCGGTGGTTTGCAATAAACTGCTTCAGATGGCCGGCGGGTCCATCTATGACGCGGATGGAAAATCCCACGAGCTCCATCGGGCGAAACTGGACGCCATGCAGGACATCGTCGAGGCGGCAAACGGAAATCCCATACTGTGCTATTACGCCTATAAGCACGAGCGTGACCGGCTGATGCAGGAATTCCCACAGGCACGGGAACTGAAAAGACCAGAGGATGTAGCGGCCTGGAATGCGGGTAAGATTCCCATCCTGCTGTGTCATCCCGACAGCGCGGGACACGGACTCAATTTGCAGGCGGGCGGCCATGTGCTTGTGTGGTACGGGCTGACCTGGAGCCTTGAAAAATACCAGCAGGCGAATGCGAGATTGCACAGACAGGGGCAGAAGGAAGCGGTGGTGATTCACCATATCGTAGCAGAAGGCACCATGGATGAGCGCGTTCTTGCCGTTTTGAAGTCAAAAGACCAGAGACAGGACGCACTCATGGAAGCGGTGAAAGCTAGAATTAAGGAGTTGAGCAAAGATGAATGAATTTGAAAATCCCAGCCTTGAGGCAGGGGAAGTTGAAAATCCCAGCCCTAAGGCAGGGGAGGTTGAAAAGCCCAGCCCTAAGGCAAGGAAAAAGCCCAGGCAAAAGGTAAACTATGGCAAACATAAGCCGCCGGATGCCACAGTGGAGTTTCGGTTTTCCACGGAGGAGGAACTGCGAAACAAGCCAGCGGTGCCGCAGCTTATCGGCCTTAAGGAGATTGTTGACAGCCCCGAAGCTCGGAGCGTGATAGGTGAGGCAATCCTTGCCGGACGGAAAGCCTTGCGAATGAGGCCGGTTACAAGCAATGAAGAATTCTTGAAACGGATTGATGACTATTTTGAAATGGCTCAGGGGCGGAGCCTGCCGCCCACGGTCGAAGAGATGTCGCTGTATTGCGGGTATACGTCAACAACGTTTCGAGATTGGGCGTCGGGCAGGCGGAAAGGCTTTGATGATGAGCCTGAGCCTGGTATGACCACCGCAGCGATCGCCAAAAAGGCCATCGAAATGATGCATAATGTGGATGCTGTAATGGCCGAAACGGTGATGAAAAACCCAGCGGCGTACATTTTCCGCAGCAAGAACTATTATGGCATGGCGGACCGGCAGGAAATCACCATAACACCTGCCGAAAATTCCACGGCGCCGCTGTCGGCGGATGAGATTGCAAAACGCCTGCCGGATCCCGATGCGGATTATGACGTGGATTGAAAATCCCAGCCTATAGGCGGGGTAGAAATCCAAACCTCCAGCAGGCATGCAGAAAATCCCACTCATAGGCAGGACACAAAAAAACCACCCTGGAAAGTCCAGGGTGGCATTTCAATTTCCCAGCTATGAGGCGGGGACGGATTTCAAAATCCCAGCTTCAGTCGATCACAAAGTGTGTACCCTCCAGCAGCAGGACGGTGCCGCTGTCTGATTGTACGAGGAGCGTATGCCGTCCGGCATCGCGTATTGAAAATTCCAGGTAGCCATGCAGCCGCTCAGAATTGGCTTGCGTGCGGGTCAGGTGGATGACGCCGAGGCTGTCAACGGTCCACCCTTTGCGGTCGCAGTAGGTTTGCAGTGTTCTGTCTGTCATCGCAAAGCTCCTTTCAAAATCCCAGCCCGTAGGCAGGGGCGGGGGCGAAAATCCCAGCCCCTGTGCGGTTTCAAAATCCCAGCCCGTAGGCAGGGGCGGGGGCGAAAATCCCAGCTTACAGGCGGCTTTCGGCGTCTTGCTTTACCAAAGAATTCCAGTGCGCGGCGTATGCTTCCGGCGTGATGTCATCAGGTATAAAATCCCAGCCTTCGGCGCGGAACTGCTTCAGGTCATATGCGGCGTCCTCCACCGTCATATAATCGTTTGGGGTGTAAAGACGGTGATTGTCAAACAGGGTTTCGACGAATTCGCGGATAGTCATTTTAAAATCTCCTTTCAAAATCCCAGTTTTGTGCAGGTATTGTTAACGAGTAGATACGCCGCAGACGGCCGCAGGAAGAGCAGCAGACGGCCGCAGCATGGACCGGAAGGCGGTTGCAGGATCCTGGAAGACGGCTGCAGCATGGACCGGAAGACGGCTGCAGCATGGACCGGAAGACGGCTGCAGCATGGATCGGAAGACGGCTGCAGCATGGACCGGAAGACGGCTGCAGCATGGACCG